AATACCAACATTTCCTGCATTAACAACAGTGCCGTCTGGTAATACAGTAACACCACTTGCAGCACCTTGGTCTGAACTAGTTGGTGGATTAAACCCTTCTAAACTAATAGTGCCAGCATCTTGACTGTAAACACCTGTAATAATATCTGTTATAATGCCTAGCTTTTTAACTTTACTAGGTGGAGAAATATATATTGGTGCTGTAAATCCTAATGTAGCAACATCAATATCATCTTGTGTTCCTACAGGAATAGATCTACTACTAAAGTTAATATCTTCTAAATACAATGCACTTAAACTAGTCCAATCTACATAGTTGTCAGATGTTTGAAACTCTAAGTCTGGATTAAACAACATAAAAATTTGTTCAAGTATTTGTAGTTTTTGATCAGTACTAGTTGACCATACATCAACATTAACACTCAATGTATACGGAGTTGGATGCAATCGTTCAACTGTATAGCCTTTGGCTTGTTGTGCTATATAACTACTGGTGCTTTCGTCAAACTGTTTTTCTCTAAGATTAATTTTACTAACATAACTACTGTCACTCAGTCGTGATCTATCCATTTGTAAACTAGTAATATATACCCCCATTCGAGGAGCACTTGGTAGTTTGTTATCACTGTTTTCTCTAATAATACTACCAACTTGTCTTGTAATATCACCATACAAAACCGGAACTACTTTGATGTCACCTTCGCCGTCACGATAGCTAAAGTTACTAAATGCTCTTACAATCTGTGTAATGTATCTACGTATTTGTCCATCATAAAAGTATTGCATTAGTCACCTGCCTTTGCTCTTAGAGCTTTGCTGAGAGCTTGTCTTTCGACTACTTCTTCACCACTAATAGTATTTACAGTTAGATTGTTTATAAACGTTCCTTTTAGAGTATCACGTCCACTAGTTTGTGTAAGCGTAGTTCTAACAGCGTCTTCAATTTTACGCCAGCTATTTCCGTCATATCTAAATAATCTATTAGGAGATAAATCTATTCTTAAAAAATAATCTCCAGAATCTGGTGCACCAGGAAATCCTATTCCTTGTCCGTAAGGCGCACCATTGGGCGGTATGCCATCGCCAACTAAATATCCTTGATATCCATTTCCGTCAGGTGTAACAAAAACTGTATCTGCTGTTATTTGATCATCAGCTAGTAAGCTATTGTAATCAGTACTTACAATTTCAACTTCACCTGTATCACTTAACTGTAATGTATAAAACTGTATAGTTGAATAACCACTAAGAGGAACATCAACTTCTGCTTGAGCTATAACAGCTTCATTTATTTGCATTTCTTTTTCATAAGTGCTGAGCACATCTCTAAGTGTATTTGCACTACCTTCTTCTGCTGGCAAGTCTAGTATATCTTTGTATTCTTGAGAATCTAGTATTTGTTTTGCACGTAATCTATATAAATGAGGATACCATGTTTGACTAAATCCTTCAGCTGCTCTAGTAACTTCGTCTATTACATAAAATCTTTTTAGTGCAACATTATAATCATTGGCAGCATATTCATCTTTCATATGCGGTAGTTCAATAACATCACCTGGCATAATTTTTCTGCCTAATGTTTTTACACTGCTATTAATATGTATGGTCATAAACAATGTATCGTTTTGTAAAAATAATCCAAACTGACTTAGATCAAAATCTTGATCTTGCAAGTTATAATGGCCCCGAATAGTGTAAATGTCTTCATCATATTTGCGGTCTCTGTTTTCTAAAAATAATAAGTCTTGTATATTAGTTTCTTTAACAACATCGTACACGGGCTGCTCAACTGTTGCATCCTCTGCTAATGTGGTCTTTGGTCCGAGGTACTTGTGAATATTAAAGTCAGTTCCTCCAACAGTAAACTGTTCGTAGACAACACCATCTAAGAAGGAATAATCTTTTGTTTTTTCGGGTCTGTATAAACTAAGTCTCGGCATATGTATATTTAGCATAAATACTAGTGGAGACAAACAATGACCGACTTAACAACACAAAAACAAGAAGTATTTGATTATGTAAACGCTTTCTTAGGTGGCGGAATGGTAGATGTAGAATTAGATCCTATACACTACGAAACTGCACTAGGAAAAGCAACTGCACGATACAGACAACGCAGTGAAAACAGTGTTGAAGAAAGTTATATTACTCTTGCACTAACAGAAGACGTTAATGCATATACACTACCCAATGAAATAATAGAAGTACGCAAAGTGCATAGACGTAGTGTAGGAAGTAGATTAGGCGGCAACAGTGGCGGAACAACCTTTGAACCGTTTAACCTTGCTTATACAAACACATACTTGTTAGCAGGTAGTGGTATTGGTGGCCTTGCTACATACGATTTCTTTGCTCAACAACAAGAGCTAGTAGGAAGAATGTTTGGTAGTTTTATCGAATTTGTCTGGAACACTAGTACAAAAAAACTAACTATATTAACAAGACCAAGAGCTGAGGAAGAAGTATTGCTATATTGTTATAATCACAGACCTGACTTTGAGTTGTACAAAGACTACAAAGCATTTCAGTGGATTAAAGAATATACTCTTGCTAACTGTAAATATATGCTAGGTGAAGCACGTAGTAAGTTTGCTACTATTGCCGGACCGGGTGGCGGAACAACACTCAATGGTGATTCACTCAAAGCCGAAGCTCAACAGGAAATGGAAAAACTTGACAACGACTTAGCTATGTCTGTTGCAGGTGGTGTTGGCTACGGTTTTTTAATTGGATAATAGATTTAATAATATCAAAAAAGTAATAGCAGGCGGTTGTAGTTTTACAGCAGGATCAGAGCTGGCTGACGAGTCTTGGGATCGTAATCATAAAGGAATATGCTACGAGATAAGTTATACAGCCTGGCCCAACTTGCTCCAAGAAAAAATGTTTACTAATGCAACTGTTGATAATACTGCTGTACCAGGTGCCGATTATGGAAGTATAGTTAGGCGTATAATATATCAAACCCGCCACCAGTTAAGAATACACAACCCAGAAGACATTGTTGTAGTTGTAATGTGGACAAGTATTTTGCGTAGAGAATATCCTAGTATATATCCTCCAGGTAGAAAAATAAAAACACACGAAGATAGATTTTTAACTTCGTTGCCTTCAGATGGAGACGGTAAGACCAAAGGTTATTCAAATGAGATGTTATACAGAAGAAGACAAATGTGGGCATCGGAACATCTAACACGAACAAATGTAGAGTTTTATGCTAGGCGTGACACACACGATAATCATGTATATTATCCACTACAGCAACTAGAATATTTAACAAGCTGGCTTGAAAATAATAATATTAAGTATTTTTATACATCTGCGTTTAAAGATATTGAACCAGAGTTATTGAATCAAGACAATGTGTTTTTACAAGACATGGTTGCAAGATTAAATCTTCCTAATCTTGTACATAAGGAAGACGGCATTGGATTTTGGGATTGGGCAACAAAAAACAAATACGAATGTGGAAAAGAATCAGATCATCCTCTTGAACAAGCACACATTGATTGGACAGATCTTTTTGCAAAATGGATATTGACAAAGTCTAAATAATATGTTATATTAAACGTATGAATAAAAAGTTATTAGTTATAGGTCATGGCAGACACGGCAAAGATACTGTGTGTGAAATATTAAGAGATCATTACGGTTATACTTTTGAAAGTAGTAGCCAGTTTTGTTCTAAATTATTTATATATGATCAGTTAAAGGACAAGTATGGATATTCTAGCGAAGAAGAGTGTTATGCTGACAGGCATAATCACAGAGCAGAATGGTATGATGCTATCTGCGATTATAATGTACCTGATGCAGCGACTCTAGGTAGAGAAATGTTTGCTGCTTACGATATCTATTGTGGGCTACGAAACAAGCGTGAATTTTTTGCAATGCAAAACACTGGTGTATTTGATTATTGTATCTGGGTTGATCGTAGCAAATACCTAATGCCTGAATCAAAAAACAGTATGAGTCTTGAACAATGGATGGCAGATTTCACTATTGATAACAATGGTACATTAGAAGATTTAAAGTTTAACGTAGATCAGCTAATAAGTTATATACGTACTTAACCCCTAAAAACCGCCTTTTTTACCAGTGATCTGCTAAATACTTGTAAGTGAAACACTTTACAGGAGAAAATTAAAATGGCATTAACTTCACCAGGTGTAGAGGTCAGCGTTATTGACGAGAGTTTTTATACTCCGGCAGAACCAGGCACAGTACCTATAATATTTGTCGCAACAAGCGAAAATAAAACAAACGGCGCAGGAACTGGTGTTGCACCAGGAACTCAAAAAGCCAATGCAGGTAAACCATACCTACTAACATCGCAGCGAGATCTAGTAGACACATTTGGCGATCCTACATTTTATACAGATGCTAACAACAATCCTATTCATGGCGGCGAACAAAATGAATACGGACTACAGGCAGCATATTCATATTTAGGTGTAAGCAACAGAGCATATGTAGTGAGAGCAGACGTTGATCTTGCAGCACTAACAGCTAGTTCGACACCAACAACAGCAAATCCATTAAACGGAACTTATTGGTTAGATACACAAGTAACAAAGTTTGGTATTTTTGAATGGAACGGCACTGCCGAATCAGCAACTAATAAAGTTGGTCAAACATTTACTAACAAGACACCAACAGTTATTACAGATTCTACACAAACTACAGGATCGTCACCGTATGCTCCAAAAGGTTCGGTAGGCGCTGTTGGCGATTACGCAGTTGTAGCAGTTTCAACTATTATTCGTGTATGGTATAAAAATACTTTAGGTACTTGGGTACAAGTTGGTAGTGCAGACTGGAAAGGCAGCTGGCCTTCAGTAACAGGCACAGCAGGTACTCCTACATTTACAGCAAGCGATACTATTACTATTGGATCTGCAGAAGGTCTTAGTGTAACAGTTACATTATCTGGAACTAGTCTTGCTTCAGCAGTAAGTGATATCAATACAGCATTAGGTGCTGTTGGAATCACAGCAGAAGCAGTTGATAATAGATTGGTATTTAAAAATACTGGCGCAACACATTCAAATATCGTTCTTGGTAACGGTACAGGAACTCCATTAACTGATGCAGGTATTACTGCTGGAACATATTATCCTCCAGCACATCAAGCATCTGCTCACACAAGCGTTCCAGAATGGAAAACAGCAGACTCAGTATCTCGTCCAACAGGAAGTATCTGGGTTAAAACAACTACACCAAACAGTGGTGCAGATTGGAAAACAAAAGTTTGGAATGGTTCAACTGAACTATGGGATGCAGTAAGCACACCGATTTATACTTCAAACTCAGCAGCATTGCTTGGCTTAGATAAAACAGGTGGCGGAGCCAATCTAACATCGCTTAATGTTTATGCAATGGCAAATGTTACAGAATCAGCAACAAACCTAGCTAACTTTACTCTTTACAAGCGTAATGCTACAGGTGCTACAACCATTACTAGTGGAATAGTCAACAATACTACATTTACATCTGGTAGCAATGCGTTTACTATTAGTGAAACAGTAAAAGGAAGTGCAACATTAAGTACACCAGCAACTATTTCATTTACAGCTACAGGCGCAGCAGGAGATGCAGATTTAATGGCAGCAGCAGTTAACGCAGCAGGTTTAACTAATGTTACTGCTAGTGTCGATTCAAGCAATAGAGTTGTAATAACACATGCAATAGGCGGAGACATTAGATTTGTTGACGGTGCAAATACACCATTAGCAGATGCATTTACTGCTTGGAACTACTCAACAAAAGCAGGAACTGTAAACTTTTATGATAGTCCAAATGGGTTGTCAGGTGCATATATTGCAACACTTTGGAAAGAACTAACTTATACAGCAAGTGATGATGCACCAACTGCACTAGCAGCAGACGGCGCACTATGGTATAGTAGTGTAGTTGACGAAGTTGACATTATGGTACACGACGGAAGCAAGTGGGTCGGATATCTAAATAGCGATTCGCCATATTATGATCTTACTCCAGAAAATGCACCAGATGCAGCAGGTCCAATAGTTTCTGCTACTGCACCAGAAGACGGCGATCGTTCAGATTCTGGAAACTTAGTAACAGGCGATATTTGGATTAGTACAGCAGATCTTGAAAACTTCCCAAGAATCTATCGTTGGAACAATACACTAAACAGTTGGGTTGAACTAGATACAACAGATCAAACAACTGAAAATGGTGTACTATTTGCAGATGCACGTTATAATACAGCAGGCGCAAACAGTGGCACAGCCGGAACTATTGCTAATATGATTGTTAGTAACTATGTTGATGCAGATTGTCCAGATCCAGCACTATATCCAAAAGGCATGATACTTTGGAACCTACGTAGAAGTGGCTTTAATGTTAAGCGTTTTGAGCGTAACTATGTAGACTTGGCAGCAGACAATGAACGTTTTGGTGACGAGTCAATGTCAGCATATTATCCGCATCGTTGGGTTACTGAATCAGCTAATGAAGCAGATGGCTCAGGTAGTTTTGGACGTAAGGCACAGCGTAAAGTTGTAGTACAAAAACTACAAGCAATGCTAAACGAAAACCAAGACATTCGCGACAACGAATCACGCATCTTTAACTTGATGGCAACACCAGGTTATCCAGAGCTAATCGGAGAAATGATTACACTAAACTATGACAGAGGCTTAACAGCATTTGTTATTGGTGATTCACCTTTCCGTTTAACACCAGATGCAACTTCACTTAACGAATGGGCAACCAATGTTAATACAGTTGTTGAAGATAACGATGATGGACTTGTAAGTAGAGATGAGTACATGGGTGTTTATTACCCAAGTGGTTTCACAAGTGATAATGCAGGTAACAATGTAGTTGTTCCTCCAAGTCATATGGTACTGCGTACTTTTGCATTAAACGATCAAGTTGCTTATCCATGGTTTGCACCAGCAGGCACAAGACGTGGCGGAGTTACAAACGCAACTTCAACAGGTTATATTAATGGTGAAGGCGAGTTTGTTGCATCAGCACTAAACGAAGGTCAAAGAGATACTTTGTATCAAAACAACGTTAACCCTATTACATTCTTAACAGGTGCAGGGCTAGTTGTGTTTGGACAAAAAACTCGTGCAAGAAATGCAAGTGCTCTTGATAGAGTTAACGTTGCAAGACTTGTAGTGTACTTACGTAGTCAGTTGAATCAGTTGACAAAACCATATCTATTTGAACCAAATGATAAAATCACACGTGATGAAATCAAAGCACAAGTAGAAAGTTTAATGGTTGAACTAGTGGGACTAAGAGCTCTATATGACTTCTTAGTTGTGTGTGACGAATCAAACAACACACCAGCAAGAATTGATCGAAATGAACTGTATGTAGATATTGCTATTGAACCAGTCAAAGCAGTTGAGTTTATTTACATTCCATTGCGTATCAAAAACACAGGAGAAATCGCAGGGTTATAAGTCATTAAAGTAGGGGGAAAATAAAATCCCCCTACAAATGATAAATACATGTGATAAGGAGAAACATAGATGGCAATCTCAACTCTATTAAATTTAACAGTACCGTTAGCAAACGATACTAGTGCGAGCAGTCAGGGTCTGCTAATGCCAAAACTAGCGTATCGCTTCCGCGTTACACTTGAAAACTTTGGTATTACAGGCAATACGACTGAACTTACAAAACAGGTCATTGATGCACAACGTCCAAATATATCATTCCAACAAATACCGATTGATGTTTACAACAGTAAAATTTATATGGCCGGCAAGCACGAATGGCAAGCAATTACAATGAACTTACGTGACGATGTTAACGGAAATGTACAACGTTCAGTAGGCGAGCAACTACAGAAACAGTTTGATTTCTTTGAACAGTCTAGTGCTGCTACAGGACAAGACTATAAGTTTACACAACGTATTGAAGTACTAGACGGTGGTAACGGCGCTAATACTCCAGCTGTGTTAGAAACATGGGAAATATACGGTTGCTATTTAACAAGTGTTGACTACGGTCAGATGAGTTACTCAGCAAATGATCCAATGACAGTAGCTCTTAATATTCAATATGACAATGCTGTACAACTTAACGTAGGTGTTGGAACGCCTAATAACTTCCAAGATCGAAATACTGAAACAGGCACAGGTGCCACAGGCGCTGCCGCTCTTTAATACTAACTAAGAGATTGCTTGACTTCTAAGGAGCCCAGTGGGCTCCTTATTTGTTATGTGCGCTGTTTAAATATAAGATAAATACTTTATGC